TGTAGTATGCCCACTCTCAATCATGGACAGCGCATGGCGTGATGACTTGTTTACATTTGCAACACACAGGACTGTGTCAGTAGCACATGGGTCGGCAGAGAAACGTAGTAAAGTTATACAAGAAGGAGCTGATTACGTGGTGATAAACTATGATGGCGTGGGTATTGTATTGGATGACCTTAAGAAAGGTGGGTTTGATTTAATTATTATAGATGAAGCTACACACTACAAAAATGTACAAACGAGGCGTTGGAAACTTCTACGTCAGTTAGTTCATGATAACACGTGGCTGTGGATGATGACAGGTACTCCCGCGGCACAGAACCCTACAGACGCATATGGTCTGGCGAAACTTGTTAGCCCAAACAGAGTGCCTAGGTTCTTCGGGGCGTTTAAAGATATGGTTATGATAAAGGTATCACAGTTCACGTGGAAGATACGTCCTAACGCCACAGACATAGTATTCAAAGCATTGCAACCTGCCATACGTTTTACAAAAGACGAGTGCCTAGACTTACCCCCTATGGTATATACCAAAAGACAAGTAGAGCTTACAGCGCAACAAAAGAAATATTACAAAGAACTAAAAACAAAGCTCGTGTTAGACATCACAGGCGAACAGATAACCGCGATAAACGCGGCTGTAACTCTTAATAAGTTACTACAAATATCAGCAGGGGCAATCTACACAGATGAAGGCGAAGTCTTGGAGTTTGATATAAAGAATAGGTATAAAGTACTACGTGAAGTTATTGATGAGTCGAGTCAAAAGGTGCTTGTGTTTGTACCCTTCACACATGTCATAGATATATTAACAGATAAACTACGATCCGAAGGAATAGCTACAGAAGTCATACGTGGAGATGTACCTGCCTACAAACGCACACAGATATTTAAAAGGTTTCAAGAGGAGACTGATCCAACTGTCCTGGTGATACAACCACAAGCAGCATCACATGGTGTCACGTTAACACGAGCGAACACAGTTGTATGGTGGGGGCCAACAAGTTCGTTAGAAACATACGATCAAGCAAACGCTCGTGTGCATAGGTCAGGTCAAACACATAAATGCACTGTCGTGCAACTACAAGGTTCTGATGCAGAAAAGCATGTATACCGATTATTAGATAGAAAAATAAACGTTCACACAAAATTTGTAGAACTTTACAAAGAAGTACTTGACTAACTCATCTTTTGATATTACATGTTATTATATAATAAGAATAGGAGAGAGATATGGGTGACAAAATAACCCCTGACAAGTTGGCAAAAACGTATTTACGTATACGAGCAGAAAGATCCATGCTGTCAGCCAAGTATAAGGAAGAAGATGGCAACCTTATACGGCAGTTGGATACAATAAAACAGGCAATGCTAGATCATTGTGAAGACCATAATGTAGAAAGCGTGAGAACTTCTGAAGGATTATTCTTTCGTTCGACTAAAAGAAAGTATTGGGTTAGTGAGTGGGATGCTATACACAAGCTTATTGTGGAAGAGAATGCACCTCAGTTACTAGACAAACGTATCAATCAGGCGAACATGAGAGAGTTCTTAGAAGAAAATCCTGATCTCAAGCCAGAGGGATTAGAGATTGAGGAAGAAGTAACAATTTCTGTGAGGAAGAAATGAATGAACCTTTTGTACCAATTGAGGACGTAGCTAAACATTTTAGCGTGTCTGTATCAACTGTTCGTGCTTGGGTACGTCAGAATCACATACCTAAAGATACTTATGTAAAAATAGGTAATACTTATAGGTTTCGTGTTGGTGACGTAGCCACCGCATTGACTAAAGTATCTAGTAAACGTAGTGAAGAAACAGTGGGCGAAGACCTACTGAATGAATTAGATGAAGACTTATAATATAGAGAGAAGGAGAGAAAATGGAACAATATATTATAAAAAACGTAGAGGCTTTATGGCCCAAAATAAACAGAACGTATCACTTTGATAGTAACGAGGGGCGGTCTGTTCCATGCGAGCCAAAAGCTCAAAACGCGGAATACTCTATACAATTTCGTATGGACGAACCCACTGCAAAGGGGTTGTTCGTTGCTATGTCGAAGAGTTACCAAGCCAACAAAAAAGATAAGTGGGCTGATAAACTTGAGAGAACCTTTGTCAAAGATGATGATGGTATGTATACACACAAAGCAAACTTAAAGGGTGCATACAAGAACGAAGTTACCAAGAAGCCTTTACAGGTTGACGCAAAGGGTAACTCATTACCTGATGACTTCTTATTGACAACAGGTAGCACAGTTAATGTGGCTGTGCAGTTTGTTCCATATGACATGGGTGGCAAGCAGAATGTTTCACTGCGTCTCAAAGCGGTACAAGTTGTAAAGTATGTGCCTTTAGAGGAGAGAAATCCATTTGAGGCGGTAGACGGATATGTATACAATAGTGACAATCCTTTTACTGAAGACGCGGTGGCAGAACCAAAGAAGGTCGTTAAAAAGCCCTCCCCTCCCACCAAGGATGCTGATGACGACTTGAGTTCTATCGTTGACGATTGGGACGATTAATAGAACTACACCACGACTAGGCTTTTGCCGAAAGGATAACGTGCCGTATCTTGTCGTGGTGTCTTTGGCACAAGGTGGGAAAAATGGAAACAAAAAAATTTTTAGAGAGAGTTTTAGGTGATGGATACTATTCTGTGCTTGGTCTTGGTGAGAAAAAGGCGCAGAGCTTCCATACAACCATAGACGATGTAATAAACAAGGCTAACGAGTTAGACGCTAGAGGTGTTAACGCATATTTTGGTTTAGCCACGTTTGAAACAAGTAATGATAGAAAAGTCACAAATGTAAAAAGCTTAAGTTCTTTTTATCTAGATTTAGACTGCGGTGTGGGTAAAGAATACAGCAGTCAGAATGAAGCCTTTTTGGATTTAAAAAGATTTATAAACGAGACAGGTTTACCTAGACCCATGCTTGTAAACTCTGGTTACGGAGTGCATGTGTATTGGGTCCTCAAGGAAAGTGTATCATATGGTGAGTGGTTGCCTGTAGCCCAGGGGCTGAAAGATATGTGTGTACAGCATAACTTGTCAGCAGATAATGGTGTAACTGCGGATGCCGCCCGTGTACTTAGAGTTCCTGGCACACACAATCACAAGCGTGGCACACAAAAGCCTGTAGGTTTTTTTGGTACTGGAGAGTTTCGTGACGTAGAATTTGACGAGTTTTCTAGGCTCATAGGTGCAGAGGGCATCAGCATACCAACCAAAGTAGATAACGAAGAGAGCGCATTTAAGAAAGCCATGATAGAGAACTCTGAGAATAGTTTTAGAGTGATACTAGATAAGACTGTAAAGGGCGTTGGGTGTGAGCAGATTAAAAACATCATGGAGAACCAACAGGATATAAGCGAACCTTTATGGAGAGCAGGGCTATCCATAGCTAAATTTTGCAACGATGCCGACAAAGCAGTGCATAAGATGTCTGAGAGACACCCAGAGTATAGTGAGAACTTAACAGAAGAGAAGGTTGGGCCTATAAAAGCTCCGTATTACTGCACGACGTTTGAAGCGGAGAACCCTGAACCTTGTTTAGCATGTAGCCATCGAAGAAAAATAAATTCACCTATATCTTTAGGGAAGAGTATAAAACAAGCCCCCCTATCAAAAGACGTACCCTTATACCCAGAACCATACTTCAGAGGTGCAAATGGCGGTGTATACATGCGTTTCAAAGACAAAGATGGCAACGTAGAAGACAAAATGATATACCAGAATGATCTTTATGTGGTCAAACGTGTTATGGATATAGAGGTTGGAGAAGCTATAGTCATGCGTCTGCACTTACCTAAAGATGGCGCACGAGAGTTTACAGTTCCGCTAACTGCTGTAACATCAAAAGAGGAACTAAGAAAAAACTTATCTATGCAGGGCATAGCTGTACTAAGGATGGATGATATCATGGCATACACAACTACATGGGTGACACAACTACAAGCAAAGAGTGTGGCAGAAGAAGCTCGTAGACAGTTCGGTTGGACAGACGATGAATGTAAAGGGTTTGTTTTGGGTAGCGAAGAGATAACTTTAAAAGAGACTAAGTTTAACCCTCCGTCTACACCCACAGCAAGTTTGTTTCCATCGTTCGAGCCGAAAGGCACACTTGACGAGTGGAAAGATATAGTAAACTTTTATAACAGAGACAACTTTGAGTTACATCAGTTTGTCCTTGGTGCGTCGTTTGGCTCTCCGTTGATGAAGTTTTCACCCATAAACTGTTCAGCTCTGCACATATATAGTAAAGAATCAGGTGTGGGTAAGACCACAGCTATGATAGCAGGTGCATCTGTGTGGGGTAATCCAGAAGATCTTATAATGCACGAGCGAGATACGTATAATACCAAAATGAACAGGGGTGAGATATACCATAACTTACCAATGTACATGGATGAACTTACAAATACTTCAGGTAAAGAGCTGTCTAATCTAGCTTACCAACTGACAGGGGGCAGACAACGTGGGCGTATGTCAGCGAGCAGTAATGTGGAGCGTCACAGAGGTGAAGCATGGAAGCTACTGGCTGTAACCACAGGGAATACAAGTATGGTAGAGCGTATAAGTATTATAAAAGCCATGCCAAAAGCTGAAGCACAGCGCATACTAGAATGTCGTGTAAGTCGTATGCAGTTTGATACAAAAGAAG